CTTGAAGCACAGTTAAGATCTAATAGAACTCAAACAACACAATCAGATTCACCGATGACTAAAGTAGATAGATCTACCTACGCAGGTTTTTCTAATAAGTTATCTAAAGGAACACCTAATCAATATTGGGTAGAAAGATTTATTGATAAAGTTAGAGTACATATTTATCCAACACCTGATTCTTCTAATGCATCTAAAGACATGCATTTTTACTACATAAAAAGAATACAAGATGTGGGTGATTATACAAATGCAACTGATGTACCATTTAGATTTGTACCTTGTATGGTGTCAGGATTAGCATATTATTTAGCTATGAAATATACACCACAATTAACTCAAACTATGAAACTGGTTTATGAGGATGAATTTGCAAGAGCACTAGCAGAAGATGGTTCTGCATCTAGCACTCACATAACACCAAAAGCATATTACCCGGGATCATAATGGCAAAATACGCAACAGGTAAATACGCAAAAGCAATATCAGACAGATCTGGTATGGAGTTTCCATACAAAGAAATGGTTAGAGAATGGAATGGTTCATTTGTACATGTATCAGAGTTTGAACCAAAACAACCACAATTAGAACCAAAACCTATGAATGGTGATTCTATATCTTTAAGACACGTAAGACCGGGAAGAATAGAGCCAGCGGTTGCTGCTATGTTAGGAAATAATCCTTTTTCAACAACTGCGAGTTCACAAACTGTTACAGTTACAGAAAAAAATCACGGAAGAACTTCAGGGGACAAAGTAAGATTTAGAAACGTGCAAGGAAGTCCCGGTGGTGTAGCTTTTTCAACATATGAAAATTCTTCAGGTTTTACTATAGCAGTAACTACAACAGATAAATATACGTTTACACTAGGAGCAACTCCTAGTATAACAGAGGATTCAGGAGGACCAACTGTGTCTGCAGGACCAGTTACATTAAGTGCATGATTAAAAAAATAAAAAATTTTATTTGTAAATTATTTGGTGTAAAGCAATGTGCGTGTCCAGAAATGGATCCACACGAAGAAATGCTTTATCCAAAAGAACCAGAAGTTCCATTATATACAGATGAAAATGGAAAAGCAGTAAAATGTGGAACACATAGTAGATACAAAAAAAGTTGTCCTACTTGTAAAGAGGTTGCGGGAATAATATAATGGCAGGAATAAGTTACGATACGTTAGTTACACAAATTAGAAATTACACAGAAACAGACTCTAATGTTCTTACAACAGATATATTAGAAAATATAATTTTAAATGCTCAGTATAGAATTATGAGAGATGTTCCTATTGATGCAGATAGAAAAGAACAATTAGCTAATTTTGTTGCTGGACAAGAATCTATAAATGCTCCAGCAGGATGTTTATTTATTAGAGCTATACAGGTCTATAATACTGCGGGATCTGAAACAACAGGAGCTAACAGATATTTAGAAAAAAAAGATATAACTTATCTTCAAGAGTATCAGGATGTAACCGGAACCTCTGCTGCTCAAGGTCAGCCTAAATATTATGCTATGCGTGGAGGAGCAACTGGAGACGGAGATACTAACTCAGGTAGGATAATAGTGGCTCCAGTTCCTAATACTACTTATAGATATAAAGTTTATTTTAATAAAATGCCAGCTACTTTAGAGTCTGGTAACCAAACTAATTATATTAGTCTTAACTTTCCAAATGGGCTATTATACTGTTGTTTATCAGAGACATATGGATTTTTAAAAGGTCCGATAGATATGTTGACTTTATATGAAAATAAATATAAACAAGAAGTACAAAAGTTTGCTAATGAGCAAGTTGGTAGAAGACGAAGAGATGACTACACAGATGGCACTGTTCGTATACCAGTAAACTCAGTAAACCCGTAGGAGATTAATTATGGCAATAACATCAGCAATATGTTCAACTTTTAAAAGAGACCTTTTAAAGGGAAAACACAGCTTTGAATCTTCAGGTGGACACACTTTCAAGATTGCTTTATTCACAAGTTCTGCATCTTTAGGTGCAGCTACAACTGACTATTCAACATCAAATGAAATTACGAATACATCTGGATCTGCATATTCTGCAGGTGGGGCAACTCTTACAAATTCAGGTGTTTCATTATCTTCAACAACAGCCTTCACAGACTTTTCAGACGTAACTTTCTCGTCTGCATCTTTCACTGCAAACGGTGCAATGATTTATAATACAACAACCGATGGTGGTTCAGGAACAACTGACGCTGTTTGTATAATTGCATTTGGTGGTGACAAGACAGCTAGTAATGGGACGTTCAAAATAGAGTTTCCAACAGCAGACGCAAGTAACGCGATAATCAGATTAGCATAGGAGGCCGACCATGTCGGTAACTTCAGGATGGGGCCGTCTAACCTGGGACCAATCTCAATGGGGTGGCTCAACAATTTTAAGTTTAGGTTGGGGAGCTAGATCTTGGAATGATGGTGAATGGGGTGAACTTAACGACGTAACAGTTTCTTTAACTGGTCAATCAATTACAACAGAATTTGGTGTACAAGGTTGGAGTAATAATGCTTATGGCCGTGGTGCATGGGGAACTTTTGCAGCAGACGTAGGTTTAGGTGCAGATGTTTCTGTAGACGGTTTATCTTCTTCAACATCTGTTGGATCTCCATCTATTACAGGAACTGCTGTTGTACAACCTTCAGGAATTTCTTCTACGGCTAGTCCAGGTTCTTTAACAATTGAAGCAGATGCAAATGTTTCATTATCTGGTCGTGCTTCATCTTTTTCAATAGGTTCTGTAACAGTGGCTGACATGGCCATTGGTTTAACGGGTCAAGAAGCAACACTAAGTCAAGGGACAGCAAAAGCACCAAACGAAACAGCTCAATTATCTGGTTTATCTATAACTTCAGCTCAAGGTACAGCTACAGGATCTAGTAGTAATGAGGTAGCTTTAGCTGGTCAGTCTATAACTTCAACTTTAGGATCAGCTGTTGCACCAAACAATACCGTATTAGTATCAGGATTAGAGTTTGAAACTAGACAAGGACAAATAGTTGGAGAAGGAAGTGCAACTGGTCAACCTACAGGTCAATCCGCTACGGTTAGTGTAGGATCTTTAACTGTAGAAGAAGGTCTAGGATTAACAGGTCAATCATTTAGCGCTAGTGTAGGATCTATTGCTGTTTCAGATGTTGTGGGATTAACAGGTTTAAGTGTTACCTCTTCAATAGGGAGAGTCACTACGGTACCTATTTATGGAAATGTTGACACCGGCTCAAATACATCGTATATTGATGCCCCAACAGGTTCGAATACTACATATTCGGATGTTGCAACTGGATCAAATACAAGTTATAGTGACGCTGCATAGGAGATAAAATTATGGCATCAACATACACACCTTTAGGTGTAGAAATTCAAGCAACTGGTGAAAACGCCGGTACATGGGGAACAAAAACTAACGTTAACTTACAAATTTTAGAACAGATATCTGGTGGGTTTATACAAAAATCTATTGCAGGTGGTGCACAAAATACTGATTTAGCAATTCAAGATGGTGCAACTGGTGCAGAGCTTGCACACAGAATGATTGAATTTACAGGTACAATTACAGGTAACCAAGTTGTTAGAATTCCAAACGATATTCAACAACTTTATTTTATAAAAAATTCAACTTCAGGTGCATACACTGTAGAATTTAAATATATTACAGGATCTGGAGATAGTTTTACTTTTTCAGCTACAGATAAAGGAACAAAAATACTTTTTGCTTCTGGTAATCCAGATACAACAAATCCTAAAATAATCGAAGTTTCAACAGGTTCAGATGTAGTTGATGATACAACACCTCAACTAGGTGGAAATTTAGATACTAACTCTCACAATATTTTATTTGATGATGCACATTTTATTGCTGATGAAAATGGAAATGAACAAATTATTTTTCAAACAACATCATCCGCAGTAAACCAAATAGATGTCACGAACGCAGCTACAGGTAATGCACCTAGCATATCTGCAACTGGAGATGATTCTAATGTTGATCTAGCTTTAATTCCAAAAGGAACTGGTGAAACTAAAATTGGAACAGGAGCTGCAGCAGCAACTCTTACATCAAGTGGTGCATATGATTTAGTTTTAGATACAAACTCTGGCACAAACTCTGGTAACATTACAATCACAGATGGTGCTGATGGCGCAATCACAGCTACACCTAATGGAACTGGTGAAGTGGTTGTTGGTGGTAATACAAATCCAGGTACTCTTGTTCTTAACTGTGAACAAAACTCACATGGAATAAAATTACAATCCCCAGCACACTCAGCTAATCAAAGTTACACACTTAAATTTCCTACTGGAAACGTAACAGCTGGAACATTTTTAAAAGTAGATTCAGTATCAGGATCAGGTACAACTGGTGTTGGTCAATTATCATTTTCAGGAGCAGGCGGAACTTCTTGGCAAGCGGTAAAAACAGCTAACTTTAATGCAGCAGCTGGAGAAGGTTATTTCGTAAACACAAGCGGTGGTGCAATAACAGCAACATTACCAGCATCGCCTAGTATCGGAGATACTTTTACATTCAAAGATTACGCACAAAGTTTTGCAACTAATAGATTACTTATTGATCCTAATGGAAACAAGTTTGAAGGACTAGATGATGTAAGTCATGAATGCACTCAAAACAGGCAGGCAGTTGAAATTACTTTTGTGGATAGCACAAAAGGATATGTATTAACAGCATCAGGTAACTCAGTAGCTGCCCTCAACTCAGGAAACTTCAACATAGTTGCTCCATCTTATACAACAAGCTTTTTATGTATTGCTGCTGGAGGCGGAGCTGGGGGATCCCACGGTGGAGGAGCAGGCGGAGCAGGAGGTTATCGATCATCTTATGCCAGTGAAACATCAGGCGGTGGTGCATCAGCAGAAACTGCTTTACAACTTACACCCGGAACTGTTTACACAATAACCGTAGGAGGTGGATCAACAGGATCTAAAGGTGGAGATAGTTCAATAACAGGAGTCGATATCACAGATATTACCTCAGCAGGAGGTGGTAGAGGTGGAACAGGAACTGACCTAAACGGTGGTTCAGGAGGAGGAGCTCAAGGTCATGGTCATGGAAACACTCCGATACAAGGGGGAACAGGAACTGCTAACCAAGGAAACAACGGTGGAGCTGGATCAGGCGGAGGAAGTTATAGAACAGGCGGTGGCGGTGGAGGAGCTGCTAACGCTGGACAAAACGGAACTTTACAAGGATCATCTGGAGCTGGTGGAAATGGTGTAGCATCAACAATCACAGGAACATCAACAACTCGTGCTGGAGGTGGAGCTGGAGGCGCTCAACAGGGCGGATCAACTTCTGCAGATTCAGGAGGAACTGGTGGCGGTGGAAACGGTTCTAAAGGAACAAGTGCTAACGCTGGGACTGCTAATACAGGTGGTGGAGCTGGAGCAAACGAACACGGAGGTCCAGCAGGTGGATCAGGAGTTGTAGTTTTAAGAATGGCAACTTCAAATTATTCAGGGACAACAACAGGAAGTCCAACAGTATCACAAGTAAGTGGCGACACCGTTTTAGTTTTTAACTCAAGTGGAAGTTACACGGCATAGGAGAATATATGGCACATTTTGCAAAAATAGGAGTAGGTAATATAGTAGAAACGGTTATTGTTGTTGACAATGACATTGCGGTAACCGAACAAGCTGGAATTGATTTTATAAAAAAATTGTATCCTAAAGATCCTAGTGTGTGGAAACAATGTTCATATAACACTCATGGTGGAAAATATTACGTAGCTGGGTCAACAACAGAACTACATGAAGATCAATCTAAAGCATTTAGAAAAAATATGGCAGCTATTGATGGTACTTATGATCATCAGAGAGATGCTTTTATTCCTATTAAACCTTTTCCGAGTTGGGTCTTAAATGAAGAAACTTGTCTATGGGAGTCACCAATTGGTGATAGACCTGATGATGGTGGAATATATGATTGGAATGAAGATACAAAACAATGGGACAATCGATCTGTAGAAGAATAGCTTGATTTACAGGTAAGAAAGATATATAAGCTTTATAAAATATGAAAGTAATAATTTTAGGTGGGGGTTCTGCAGGCTGGATGACAGCAACTACTTTGTTAAGAGCAAAACCAGAATGGGAAATATCTTTAATAGAGTCTAAAAATATTTCAACAGTTGGTGTCGGTGAAAGCACTTTAGAATTTATAGTTAATTGGTGTCATTACGTTGGAATAAATGAAAAAGAGTTTCTTAAAGAAACAGATGGATCTTATAAACTAAGTATAAAATTTACAGACTTTTATAAAAAAGGAGAGGCTTTTCACTATCCTTTTGGATCAGCTGATATTGAAGATAATTATAATTCAGCTAACGACTGGTGGTATAAAAAATTTTTGTATCCCGATACACCTAATTCTAACTATGCAGAGTGTTTGTTTCCAAAACAAATGGCGTATGTAAATAAAAATAAATTTAATAAAAAGTGTGCAAAAGCTTATCACTTTGATGCCACTAAATTTGGCTTATGGCTAAAAGAAAAAAAATGTCAAAAAGTAAAACACATTGTTGAAGATATTGAAACTATTGAACAAGATGAAAATGGTATTAAGTCTTTAAATAAAAAACACACTGCTGATTTATATATAGACTGCACAGGTTTTAAATCTTTGTTATTGGGAGAAACGTTAAAAGAACCTTTTGAAAGTTATGCTGATGTATTACCAAATAATTCAGCATGGGCAACTAGAATACCCTATGAAGATAAAGAAAAACAATTAGAACCTTTTACTAATTGCACAGCATATAATAATGGTTGGATATGGAATATACCTTTATGGTCAAGAATAGGAACAGGTTATGTCTATTCTGATAAATTTGTGTCTGATGAAGAAGCCTTAAAAGAATTTAAACAATATTTAGGTAAAGAAGATTTAGAGTTTAAAAAAATTAAAATGAGAATAGGAATTCATAAAAGATTGTGGGTTAAAAATGTTGTGGCAATAGGTTTATCAGCTGGTTTTATAGAACCGTTAGAAAGTAATGGATTATGGTCAGTGCATCAGTTTCTTATGAATTTTGTTAGAAATATAAGAAGAGATAAATTTTCTCAATGGGATAAAGATAATTTTACTTTTATGTGCAAAGCAGATTATAAAAACTTTGTTGAGTTTGTTGGGATGCACTATGCCTTGTCTCACAGAACTGACACTAAATATTGGTTGAATAATTTTAACAAACAGTGGGATAAAGGATTAATAAATATGGATCCAAGATTTTTAGGAAACTATAGATTATTAGTTGAAAAAAGAAAATTTGATTATCATTTTAATATAGATGGTGGTTATCATTGTATTGCGGCTGGCATGAATTATTCTCCAACTGAATTAGATGGTATACTATATGATGTTAAAGATACTTGGTTAACACTTAAATATGCTTGGTTAAACGCAATTAAAAGTTTAAACAGAAAAAAAGAAAAAGCAGAATTAGCGGTTTATGCAGAACCAAGTTTATACAAATATTTAAAAGAAAATATTTATAATGATGGATAATTTTATATACGAATTTAAAGTAGATGAAAGTATTTGTGATGAGTTAATTAAATATCATAAAGAAAATAGTGAACATAAATTTACAGGTTCTATAGTAGATTCAAAAGGTAAAGAAACTATAGATAAATCTTGGAAAGATTCCATAGATGTTCAATTTTATAGACCATCAACTAACCCAACTATAATAAAATATTTTAATGCACTAAAGGTAGCTTGTTCAGAATATTGTCTTAAATACGATTTAAATGAGTATGATGCTGACTTTACAAACTTAATTCAATATTACCCAAAAAATGGTGGTTTTAAAAAGTGGCATAATGAAAGACCTGCTTTTGGAAATAGTCAAAGTATGGTTGCAAATAGAGCGTTAGTCTACATGACTTATTTAAACACGGTTACAGATAAAGGAGAAACTGAATTTAAATATCAAAAAATTAAATACAAAGCAGTGAAAGGTAAGTCATTGATTTGGCCCACTGATTTTACTCATACACATAGAGGCATACCATCTCCAACTCAAGAAAAATGGATTGCTACAGGATGGTATATAATCTTATGAAAAAATTTTATAATATTTTTTCCTCTGCTTTATATGCAGATAATCTTAATCTTGATTGTAGTAAAATGATAAGTGAAATTTTGTCTGTTAAAAAAAGCAGTGGAGGGAGAATAGTTAGTAACTGTAATGGTTGGCAAAGTGAAGAATATACACAAGTTCAAAAACCCTTTGAAGAATTATTTGATAAGATATACTTTGCTGTAAACGAATATATTGATCAAATAAAATATGAAAAAAATTTAAATTTAGATAATTATTGGTTTAATATTAATTCATTAGGGTCTTTTAATAGACCACATAATCATGGTAATGGTGAAGTTTGTTTAGCAGGAGTATTTTACTTGTCCGTTCCTGAAAATTCAGGTAACATAGTTTTTCAGAGTCCTATGTTTATGTTACCAAATAGTTTTCCTAGCTCCAACGATTTTAACGAATGGACATCGTCAACATATTCATATGTTCCAAAAGAAAATTCTTTTCTTTTGTTTCCATCTTATCTTCAACATTACGTTGAACCTTCTATGAGTAATCAAGATAGAATTACTTTAGGTTTTAACTATAAGGTAGCTAGATGATGTATAAGATATACGATAATTTTTTAAGTAAAGAAGACTTTAAATCACTGCAATTTTTAGAAGGCACTTGGTTTCCATGGTATATGCAAGAAAGAATAGCTGGACAAGGTGATGAAACAAGAGATCATGAAGACACATATTTTACACATTTATTTTATGATCAATCTCAATGGAATTCAGAATTTCAAGAATGTGTTAATCCTTTACTTAAAAAATTAAATCCAAAAACTTTAATTAGAATTAAAGGTAATCTTTACATGAAAACATCTAAAAGATTTGATCACAATCCACACATAGATTACCCATTTAAACACAAAGGGGCAATATTTTATATAAATTCAAATGACGGTAAAACTGTTTTAGAAAATGGAGAAGAGATTGATAGTGTAGCAAATAGACTATTATTATTTGATGCCTCTAAACCACACAATTCTACAAGTTGCACAAATGCAAAATGTAGAATAAATATAAATATTAATTATCATGATTAAACCAGACGAAATACTTAACTTTCAAAACTTTTTAGATTATGATGAGTTTTATAATCTTCAACGTCAAAAAACAGACATGAGTTGGAAATTTCACGGTAGAGCGTCCGCTTCAATGAAAGAATGGCATCTTAATAATCCTGTTTATGGTGGAGTAAAAAACCCTATTACTGATTACACTATGTTACCAGAAATACTTAGACCCCCTCTTATAAAACTATCAAATAAGTATAATGTTTTAATTAGACCGTATGACATATATTACAATGCATATAAATTTGGTAATGAAATGGAGATACATACAGATAAAATTACAAAACCTGGTTTTAATAGAACTATTATATTATACCTTACTGATGAGTGGAGTCCCGAGTGGCATGGAGAAACTGTATTGTACGACAATAAAAAAGAAACTATAAGAGAAGCTATAATTCCATACCCTAACTCTGTACTTGTTTTTGACAGTAGAATACCTCACAGTTCTGTCCCCATAAGTAAATTCTGTTTAGAAAATAGAGTTATTTTAGTATATCAATGTGAAATAGAGCCTATCTAACTAATAGGTAGAAAAGTCATTATTTTAACTATATAAAGGGTTATTATGCTACAAAAAATAGGTTTTGCACCTGGAATCAATAAACAAGTATCTGCAACCACGGCTGAAGGTCAATGGATAGACTGCGATAATGTTAGGTTTAGATATGGTACACCTGAAAAAATAGGTGGATGGAAGCAATTAGGGTCAGATAGCTTAACTGGATCTGCTAGAGGTCTACACCATTATATTAATAGCTTAGGTAGAAAGTATGCAATCATAGGCACAAACAGAATTTTATATGCATTTTCAGGTGGTATATTTCATGACATACACCCTATAAAAACTACAACAACTTTAACAAGTGCATTTAGCACGACTAACGGATCACCTACTGTAACTATAACTTTTCCCTCAGCACATAACATTGGAGAAAACGAAATTATTTTATTAGATAGTTTTACTGCCATAACTGATTCTAACTTTAGTGCATCGGACTTTGATGATAAAAAATTTATGGTAACGTCTGTGCCAACAACTACAACAATTACGATTACGATGCCATCAAACGAAACAGGATCTGGTGCTACAACTTCTGGTGGTATTAGAGTTCAACATTATTATCCTGTTGGACCTGCTGTTCAGGCAAGAGGTTTTGGTTGGTCATTAGGAACATGGGGTGGACAAGAACCTAATGCACAAACGACTACTTTAAATGGAGCTATCAATGATTCAACAACAACTATTGTATTAACAGATGCATCTCAGTTTCCTGACACAGGGACTAATTTTATTCAAATAGGGACTGAAGAAATATCCTACACAGGAGTTACTAACAACACTTTAACAGGTGTAACAAGAGGTGTTAGAAATACAACAGCTGCAGCTCACAGCAACGGAGCTACGGTTACTAATACATCAGACTTTGTGGCATGGGGTGAGGCTGCATCAGG